CAGCAGGTAATGGCTGGGCTGGGTGCTTTTGTGGCGGTGGTTAGGGATAAGTTTTCAGAGTTCGGTAAAATAATAGTTGGCGTATTTGAAAACCCAAAGCAGGCGTTAATTGATTTCGGGACATCTATTAAAGACTACTTATTGAGTAGAATCGAGTTGCTTGTAAAAGGAGTAAGCGGACTAGGTAAAGCATTAGGGTTTTTATTTGAGGGTGAATTTAAAAAGGCAGCTAAAACGGCAAGCGATGCGATAGGGGATATAGGACTCGCAGTTGTTCCTTTAGATGTTGTCGGTAAGGCTTTAGGCAATCTTAATGACATGTTTAAAGGCATGACAGAGCAGGCATACAATGCCGCCTTGGCTGCTGCTGCTTTAGAAAAGAGGCTACAAAACCTTGTAACGGCTGAAAGAGCTTTGAGTATTCTTAATGAAAAAAGAAGAGGGCAAATTGAAGTACTAGATAAAGTGTCAGGGGACTCGGCACGTAGCGACCTTGAGAGAATTGAAGCTTTGAACAAAGCATCAGCACTTCAAATAGCATTAACAGACGACGCTATAAAATTAGCAAAGGAAAGGCTTAGTATAATTCAACAACAAAATGCCTTATCGGATTCCAGCGAGGACGACTTGCAGAAAGAAGCCGACGCACAAATAAGACTAATTCAATTAGTTAATGAGAGAGATAACAAGATTCAAGATTTAAAAAATAAAAAGTCGGCTTTAATAGACGCTTTGGAGTCGAAAAGACAAGCAGCAATAAAAGCAGAACTAGACGCTTTGTTACTACTAGACAAAGCTCATGATAATTTAATTAAGGGTAGGTTACAAAGAGAGCTTCAGGTAATCGACAGAGAGCTGGCAGCGACAGAAACTTCAACTAAGCGAAAGCTAGAGCTAATAGACCAGAGGCTTCAAAAGCAAAAAGAGATTGAGCAAGCTTCATTGATGGCTATTTTTGAAGACGAAAAAATAGCACAGGACGACAAAATAAATGCACAGGAGCAGTATATTCAAACGGTAATAGATTTATATCAACAGAAAGCGGACGCAATTGCGAAAATAAATGCGGATGCTAAAAAAAATCAAGACAAGATAGATGACGAAGCAGATAAAGCAAGGAGAGCAAAGCAGAATGAAAGCATAGACACGGTAAATCAGTATGCAAACTTAGGTTCGCAAGCGTTACTAGTTAATAACCAGAATAGGCTAGACCAATTTAGCAGACAGAATGAGGCGTTCAGGGATAGTGAATTAAAGGCAGCTGGTAATAATGAAGCTAAAAAGAAAAAAATTAACGAGAAATATGACAAATTAAACGAGAAAGCCCAAAAGGATGCTGCAAGAAAAGCGATAAATGTTCAAATAGTTCAAGCTATTGCAAGCGGAATTGCAGGATTTATTAAGACTTTAAATTCATTCCCTTATCCGTATTCTTTAATACCAGCAGGTATACAAGCAGGGACGACAGCTTTGCAAGTGGGATCTTTAGTTTCTCAGAAATCTAAGCTCGCAAAAGGTGGCGCAGTAGTAGGGCCATCTCATGCGAACGGAGGTGTTACAGGCACGGGGAAGTTCGGCAATATAGAAGTAGAGGGGAATGAGTTTGTAGTAAATAAAAGGTCTTATGCTATGTTCCCTTCCCTTATTGAAGAGATAAACGCAATAGGTAACAGAGGTTTTATGCCTAGTAATAAGCCGAACTACATGGCAGACGGAGGGATTATTTCTTCAAGCTCTACAACTGTTAAAAATCAAAACGAACAAGCATCGCAAATGCAATATTTATTAGCTAACTTACCTCCGTCAATAGTTAGAGTATCAGATATTAACAACGTGCAAGGTAGAGTGGTAAGGGTTAAAGAGACCGCAAACGTAACACGATAATGAGTAAAGAAACATTGTACAGCGTATTGCGTAGGGTAGATTCCGCGTCAAGCTTAGGAGGTTTAAAAGAACTTGTTTCTTACGGCATCATTTCTTATTCTGTAGCTTATCATTACGAAATTTACCTTCAGTACGACACTTTTAAAACAAAAGGATTTAGCAAGAAGGCTTGCATCGATAATGTTGCGAACAATTTTGATATTGATATTTCTACAGTTTATCGCGTAATAAAAAGCATGAACTCATGAAGCGAGTTATAATATGCATGCCCGATAGGAAGCAGGGAGCCATTGATGAGATGGATAAGTTATATAAAAATGAGTACGAAGTATTCGACGCTATAATTAACGAAAAAGGGTATAAAGGTATTTCTGATTCTTTTAAGCAGGTTATAAAAAACAATTACGAAGAGCCCTATATACATATTTTAGAAGACGACGTACTCTTTACTTCTGCTTATTCAAGGGATGTTTTTGAAAAAAATATGCCTGTGGATTCAGATATTTACTTAGCAGGGTCGTATTCATATTCATTAATAAAAAACAACGGCACCAGTAAGAGAATAAAAGATTTCGCTTCTTTGCATTCAGTAGTTATAAGCAAGAAGGCATATGATTTTTTCCTTTCTCATGATACTGAAGTAGTGGGTAATATTGATCGCTGGGTAAGTTCTTTTGCATGTCTTAATTGCAGCGTGTGCGTACCTTTTGTGGCTATTCAGAAAACAGGGTACTCCTATAATCAAGGCAGGAAAGTAGACTATTCACACATGATTAAGGATGAAATTTTAACGGACAAAAATTAAGTTCTCGTTATTTTTGGCAAACAACTTCATATTGAACGCTGCGCAATAGCACTCAAAGTCTTCGTTCTTCCCGTTACTTTCTATAATTAGCATTCGACAACCTATTTCGGTTAAGTCTATTTGTCTTAGAATATCAAAGTCAAAGCCCTCAGCATCGATAGAAATTAGGTCAAACCTTTTTAGAGGGCTCATAGAAATAAGTGTCTTAAATGTGATTACATCTGTTTCGTACTTATTAAACTCAACGCCTGTCCATCTGTTAAGCTCTTCAAGTTTAGCTGTAGACAACAAGGCTACGTCGCCTCTACCTAAGTGCTCAGAGCTTTCGTAAAAATCTGTCTTGCCGTCTTCGTTGCCAATACAAGCATTAAGAGTAAACACCTTGTCATTGTTAGGGTGTGCTTTTAGTAATCTATCGTACGCCTTTTTAGAAGGTTCAATTAAAAAAGCATTACACTTATTCTCCTGTATAATTCGGTAAACATTAGAGAGGGTAATGCCGTCGTTTTCGCCAATAGACAACACGTTTATTGCCTCTAACTTAAAGTATTCTGCTATTACGTCGTCTTCGTTATTTTGGCTATACATAATTCCCAGACCTTCTTAATGAATAATTTAAACTGTCCTCTTCCCAATGCTTAGAATTTTCTGCGTAAAGCAAATCTAGTTTGCCGTCACCCCATTGTGGGTGCTGGTGTTCTGCTAATGTAATTTCAAGCCTTTTTAAAATCTTGTTATCTCTTATGGCAACCTCCGTAAATTCGTTGTCGCAAAAGAATGATTTATACGATGGGTGATAAATGTATCCGAACTTATCGTAATAATTTCTACCCATGCAAGCCATAGTGCTTATTGATTTCTGAGGGCTCCCATCGTGATACCATACAACCTTGTCTAATGAATCCTTAAAGTCTCCCCTTATAATATTGTCCCAATAATCAGTAACACATACCATGTCATCCGAAATAAGGAGTAAAATATCCCAATGAAAATAAGACGAATAATTTTTAATGTCTCGATTGCAGGCGTCTATTTTAGAGCTTGATAAGCCTTTCACTATCCTTATGTTGGGTTGTAGTCTTTCAGCCGAGAACAACACCTTGTCGGTCATCGACTCGTCGTCTTTATCCACGCTTATAAGGAATGCTACTTCATGGTCTATGCCTATTCTGTCTGTCCACGTTTCAAGTGTTTTTAAAAATTGCTCTGGGCGTGATCGTGAAGGATATTTAACTAATATTTTCATAATGCAATATACGCTTTTGCAATTGCTTGCAAATAATAACTATACTTTATTTTTTAATTTCATTACAAATGATAGGACATATTTACATTTACGGGCAAATAGGCAGCCAAAAAAACCAAGATGGAATCATAGAGGTTAAGGGCGTAGAGCTTATTGACGTCATCGCTTCAAGGCAAAAGCAAATGCTTGCTGAAAGCTTTGAAGTGCATATTAAAAGCGACGGGGGGAATTGCGATGTTGGTTATGATATTTACAATTACCTTAAATCTTTAGACGTCCCCGTTAAAACAATAGCAGAAGGCAGAGTAGCTTCTATGGCTTCGGTTATTTTTATGGCGGGCTCCGTTAGGGAATTTACAGTAGGTTCAGAAATAATGATACACTTCCCGTGGGGTACAGTATCTGGGACTGCTGACGACATGCAGCGATATACCGACACCTTAAAAGCTGAACAAGATAAGGCTGTTTCTTTCTTTTGTGATACACTAGGGCTCTCAGAAGAGGCAGTAATGCCTTTATTAAGAGACGAAACATTTATATCTGATCATGAATTATTATTATCACTTGGTATAATTACAGGAGTGAAAGAAGAGAATTTAGTATATGCTAAATATAACCAAAAAGAAGAAATGAAAAATTCAAAAGAAAACTTAAAAAAATTAAATGGCTTACAAATGGCTTTAAATACCATTATGAAAGCAGTAGGGATTGAGCCTAAAGCGTTGCTTGTAGCGGATTCAGCAGGAGTAATGCTAAGTATTACACAGGCTGACGGAAGCGAGCTTGACAGCGACCCTAAAGAAGGCGACTTAGTCACAGTTGACGGGGTGGCAGGAGAAGGTATGTACGACTTGCCAGACTACAGTAAGAAAATAGAAGTAGTTGCAGGTGTTATTGTTTCTGTTGCAGCCAATTCAGATTCAACGCAAACCAATTTAGCTGAACAGCTTGCGCAGGCAAATGCAAAGCTTGCTGAGTACGAAGCGAAAGATTTAGAGTTAACAGCTAAACTTGACGACTTAGAGAATAAAATGAGAGTGTTTACAATGGGCAAAAAAGAACCCGTAAAAGCTCAAGCATCCTTTAGAACCACAGAAAAAACAGAGCCTACAATGGCAGAAAGAAAATCAACTTACAAAACTAAAAAATAAATAAAAATGGCTATTATAAATCCTTCCGATTTAACATTCAGCGGCATGGAAGTTCAGCAACTTTCAGAGTCTATTATTACAGATTTTTACGCAAATCCATCCTTGACTGAATTTCACACTTTAGTAAAAGGGATTAAAGCTAAGAAGCAAATCGCAATCTTAGGGCTTTTAGGTCTTTCAGGGAAAACTCAAGAAGATTGCGATTGGACTCCAAACCTTAATTCAATAGGGGCATCACAGAAATTCTGGGATCCTGCATACATCGGTGACCGATGGGAGATTTGCTGGACAACTTTAAAAGAAACCTTCTTTATTTGGGGTTTAAATAACGGAGTTACAAAGCCAGATTTAACTAGTACTGATTTTGCAAACTTCTTAAACGAAAGAGTTTCTCAATCTATGGAAGATGCGGTGCTTAGAAACTCATGGTTTTCAGATACAGCAGCAGCCAACTTCAACAGTTCTCCAGCAGGCGTAATTAAAAACGGCACTGATTTAGATTACTTCAATTCAATTGACGGTTTTTGGAAACAGATATTCGTAATTGTAACTGCAAGACCTGACGCAAAAACAACTATTGCAAATAACTCAGCAGGAACATACGCTTTGCAAAAGTTCGACGCAACAGACACCACTAATCAAGTTGCTACTGGCTACTTCCAAGCAATGATCGACGGAGCAGACGAAAGGTTAGCGGATAGTTCTGAAGGCATTATTATTGCTACTCGTTCTTTAGTCCAGCAATACAAACGAGAAAGACGTCAATTCTCAAATATTGACGAAGCTTATAAAAGGACAGAGACAGGTTGGGAGTACATTGAAATTGACGGGAAACAAGTTTATCCATTCTCTTTTATGGATAGAACAATTAAAGCTTACTTTGACAACGGTACAAAGTACTACTTACCGCATAGAGCAGTGTATACAACTAAAGCGAATTTACAAATCGGAACTGAAGAAGAATCTGATTTGTCAACTCTAGATACATTCTACGATAAGAAATCTAAGAATTACTATGTTGATTACGGATTCAATTTAGATGCTAAAATAATTGAGGACTACAAAATTCAAACAGCTTACTAGATATGGCAGGGAATTGCGGTAAAATTACGAAAGGAATCTCTATTGATTGCGACAATCCAATAGTTGGCGGTGTTAAAGACCGATTAATATTAATAAATCAAGACGACCTTTCGGGGCTTGGGGTTAATGTAACAAACTCAGAAATAATTGAAGCTATCACTTTAGCATCGGGGTCTCCCGCTGCTAAAGCTTATAGCTTCGAGGGTAAAAATAGTTCTATCGACGTAACCGCTACTTTTGTTAAAGCAAAATATAGCGAAGGTTACACGCATCAAAGTGTATTTAGAGTATTCGGGAATAGCTCTGACATTAAAAAAACAATTGAGGCGCTAGGCAAGGGTAAATATTATGCCATTATTGAGAATAATTACAAAGGAAATGCAGGCGATGCTTCGTTCGAGTTCTTAGGTAAGTCTATCGGATTAGAAATGACAGCGATGGAGTCCAATAAATCAGACGCAGAAACTCAAGGGGCATACGTTGTGACCTTGGCTACTCCTGCCGACTTCAAAGAGCCTCATTTGCCAGCAACTGTATTTATTACTGATTACGCAACCACTAAAATAATGGTAAATGCTTTACTCTAAAATTGAAGAATTAAAAAGTAAAGGGTTGGAATACTCAATACAAAATCCTAATGAAATAGTAACCCTGTATAAACAATACGGTGTTACTATTTGTAAGGGGTGCGAGAAAGGAGCACAGGTAATTAAAGCATTTCACGAATTAGAGTTATTAAAAGATAAAAAAATGAGCAAGTATATTGTAAAAAATAAAATGTTAATCGACACCTTGATGTCGACGGATAAAAACATTCCAAACGGTCAATACACGCAGGCAAACATGACTGATGAAATTGCTGAAAAATTAATTAAGAACGGGTTTGGTTCTTTCTTCGAAAATCCCGAAATTATAACTACAAAAGTTGAATCTTTGGATAAGTCGAAAGATAAAAAATAATGAGCAAAAGCCACGTACCTAAGCAGCCTAAAAGGATTGTCAGCAATAAGTCAAACGTAGAGGGGATATTGCCTTATGATTCTGACAACTTGTATCCGCAAAACATGGAGAACCTTGTTAAGAGCTCTGGTATGGCGTCATCTTGCGTTGATTTATTGGCTAAGTTTATAAGAGGGAAGGGATACGCTGACAATACTTTTTATAAGACTAAAATAAACAACAAAGGCTTAACTCTTGATAAGCTAAATCGGTTTACTTCTTTGGATGAGGCTAAGTGTGGAGGCTCATCATGGCTCATAAAATATAATGGATTATTAGAAATAGATGAGGTTTTTTACATACCATTTAAACATTGCAGATTAGCAGGTGTTGATGAAAACGGTTACGTGTCTAAAATTGCGGTGTACGATGACTGGGAGTGCCAAAAAGAAGGCAAGATACTAAAAGAAAAAATACAATATTACGATATTTATAACCCCGACCCTGAAGCTATAATGTCTCAAATAGAGCTTGTAGGAGCTGAGGCTTATCACGGGCAAATATACTGGACATCAAATACAGGATCGATAGAATATCCGTTGGCAGTGTACGATAGTGTCCGAGAGGATATCGCAACCGATTCTAATTTGAAAAAATTCAGAATGAATAATGTCGATACGGGATTTGCTCCTGCGTTAATTGTAGAGTACGCTTATGAGTTCTCTGGTGAAGAAGAGGAGCAAGCCGAGGCAGAGAATTGGAGAGGTTTTAAGGGCCCAGACAATGTGAATAAAATCATTATGATCCAAAATAAAAACGGGAATAGTGAAGACAGGGCATTAAGAATTACTCCTGTGCAAGGGAATAACAATGACAAGCTTTACGAGCTTACGGCAAAAACGGTAAAAGATTCTATTGTCGAAAGTTTCTCGCAGCCCAAAGTATTGCTAGGAGTTCAATCGGACGGAGGCATTACGTTTTCAAATGATGTTTTAAAAGATGCGTTTGATTATTATAACTCTGTAACTTACGACGCTAGATTACAGCTGGAAGAGAAAACAAAAGAGATTTTCACACGCTTTAAGAAGGTGATAAACGCAACAGGAAACTACTCTATAATCCCTTTGAGCTTTGGAAACACTACTAATAACGCTTAGCGACATAGCACAATACAAGGCTATATCTGCCAACCTAAATACAGATAAAAAAGTTAACCCTTTTATTTTAGAGGCGCAGAATATTGACTTAAAAAAAATGTTAGGCAACTCTTTTTTTTATGACCTAATAGCAGACTTTAATGACAGCCCTTCACTACAGAAATATAACACCTTATTCAATGGTGGTACGTGGACTTGTGGGAATAGAAGTTATACTCACAAAGGTTTAAAAACAGTATTGGTGTACCTGTCTAGTTCACGAATAACAATGGCTTCAAATATAGAGGCTACGGCTTTCGGGCAGGTTGTAAAAAGAAACGAGTACTCTGATAAAGTGAGCGAGTCTACGCTTATTAGAATGATAGAGCAAGACAAAAGCACAGCCTTGGCGTTTTTTGATGATGTTAAAAAATACATGGATGACAATAAAAGCCTATTCCCTTTATGGGGATGCGTTTCTTTCAACAGAACTAAAATAACAGGCGCATGAGCACTTCTTTAGATACATTGTTGCTTAGAATAAAAACTCAAGCGCCTTACCAAACAAAAGGGAGCGAACTCACATGGGAAGAGCTTGATACTGATTTAATCACACTTGCAGACGCTATCACTGAACTACAAGCAGTGCCTTCAGATAGCGGTATAACGGCTTATGACGCAGGTGTTACTTATAGCAATTCTCCTACTATTTACGTTGAGTACAGTGGGAATATTTGGAAGTTTATAAACCCTGTTCCGCAAACAGGAGTAACCCCTGGCACAGATATTTTAAGCTGGGAATTGTCAAGTGCAGGAGTATTTGTGCATGAAAGAAATAAAGATGAGTATTTAGATTTTGGTGGAACAAATCAAATTAGCGCATCTGAGATAATTTCTGGCTTAGCTGCAGCCACTCTCGGCTACGTCCCTTTAGCAGTAGACGGTCGTAATGCTAACGGTGCGGATCAAGATTGGGGAGGTTATGGTATTAAGAATATTTCTCTTATTTCTGACAGCGGCGAGGTTGACTCGATTGATGTTGAAAATAAATTTTTAAAAGTTGGTTCGCAGGTCGCTTTTGATTGGCTTAGTAGGCAAATAGCAAATAGTTCTGCCGCTGTAACGGGAGACTTTGAATACTGTACATTAAACGATATAGGAGGAGCACCATTCTTATACTTTGGAAGTAAGACGGATGGACTAGGGGTTACAACTAATGGATGGATAGCTAGGTTAAAAACAACAAATTTAACAGCAACACAAACTTATGAACTCCCTACTTTAGGTGGAACGTTTGCAAGGCTTGACGACATTGCGGATGCCATTGTAGGGGTTTACAAAGACCAAGGGAACTTCACACCTTCGGGGAACTATCCAACAATTGCAGACACTCTTTTAGGAGACGCTCCTAAAGTGGGCTATACGTGGGTTATTTCTGGTTTAGGAGTAGGTGTAACTGCTTTAGTAGGTACTAAGGTAGTTTCAGATGGGGACGTTGTTAGAGTGCTTGTAGCACCACCTGCGCAGGTCAATGCTAATTGGTCTATCGTTCAAAATAATTTAGAATATGTTCCTGAGAATATAGCTAATAAAAAGAACGCTACGACAGCGATCCCTAATACAGATGATTATTACTCTACTCAAGGTTTAGAGGATAGGCTTAGCCAAGCCGTAAATTCAAAGTTTTATGATGATTTTTACAATTTAAACAACTGGACTCAAACCGCCATTTCTGGAGGTTCCAGTGCACCTCAGTTTGAACTTTCAGGAGAAAATGGGGTAACTCTCATGTCTACTGGTGTTTCTTCTTCTGGTTCATTTTCAATAAAATTAGGTCAAGTTAACCTTACTACTCATGCTTTAGAGTGTGCTTGTAAAATAAGAACTTCTACTTTATCTACGGTAACCGATGAATATAGTGTATTTGTTGGATTAAACGCACTAGCTAATTCACTTGGAACACACTTAGTTGGGTTCTCTTACGACAGGACTATTGATGGCAATTTTTGGGTAGTTTATACAAGATCCGCTGGAGTTACGACCAAAACAGTTAGCAGTGTTGTTGTAGTGGCTTCAACACAATATAGATTAAAATGCGTAATTAATGCATCTGCTACAAGTGTAGGCTTCTACATAGCAACAGGAGCAACAGGAGCTTATGGATTAATCGCAACGCACACTACCAATATTCCTTCATTCGTTAATAGTTTGAACCATAATGTTTTTATAACAAAAACAGTAGGCTCTACGGCTTCTGCATTGTTTATAGACAATTGGAGACATAAATCTACAAGTATAGCGAGAATAGATTAATTATGAAAGCAGAAATATTACACATAAAACTGCAAAAAGTTTACTCATTTGATAATGAGGAAACAGATAACACAGAGTTTCAAAAATGGGACGAAGCAACTATACTTTCAAACGGGGGTGTATTTGATCGTGATTTTATTGCACCGTTTGATTGTCAAAACGATGCTTTCTTTAAAATTGAAGCAAACTATAATAATAATCAATACAGGGATTTCAAAGTAGCACGTAGCGAAATGAAAACCGCTGCGCTTAATTTTGGTTATAATAATATTGTAAAAGAACAGGCTTCACTACTTACTAAATGGGGGTGCATTCCTTATGATACTTCAATTAAGTTTTTAACTCCTGAAGAAATTATTTCTTTGTGTTATTTCTTTGATAAAAGCTCTAAAACAGCCAGAGAATTGCGGTCGAATGCAATGTTTGTTTTCCTTAGAAACACGGTTCCACTTACTGAATTGTTTGTTATAATTCCAAAAGCAGAAACGCTTTTGGTAAATTATATTAAGTACGGAATTGAAGGGACAAGTGAAAAAAATATTGACGGCGTAAGCGATGTAACTGGATTATTTGATTATATACAAAGTACCTCTTCATTTGTTGGAGCTGGATTTATTGAAGAAAATATAAATCCTATGAACGGATATTCAAAACAGTCATTATGTGATCGATGTCTGGACATTCTGAAAAATGGAAACTACTAATTTTAAGGACTGTGGAAAATACACATCAAACATTACTCATAAAAGAAACTGTCGAATAAAATGCAACACGAAAGACTACACTCATTTGTAGAGAACGCCACGCTTGTATTCACGAGCGTGGTTACTGGATTGCCTATTACTGAGTGTTTGATAGGAGTAATTAAAGGAGGGGCGCAAATAGTTGTTTCTGCGATAAGTGTTGTTATTGGGTATTTTATATTAAGGTTTTTAGAAAAGCATTGGCCAAGAAAAAAATGATATGAAAGTACTTGTTGAAAGATTCTTATTCGAAAAGGATTGCACAGTAGGACGCCTTTACATTGACGGAGTAATGAAATGCTTTACAATGGAGGACGAAATGAGAGCTGTAAAAGTAAAAGGAGAAACGGCGATACCTTATGGCACTTATGAATTAGGGATGCGTTATTCGCCTAAATTCTCTCCTAAGTTTTCTCATGAAATGCTTTGGGTTAAAAACGTTCCAAACTTTGAATATATATTAATTCATTGGGGTAACACCGACGACGACACCGACGGATGTTTATTGCTTGGAGACAAAATAGGCATTATAAAAGGGCAAACAGCTGTACTAAATTCTATAAATACATACAAAGAAATTTACGCTATTATAGCAAAACACATAGAATTAAGAGGTGTAGCAAGCATTGAGTACACGCATAAATAGACAATTATGGGATTCCCGAACATTAATAAATTCAACGTCAAAGAGTTGTTTAATGACAGCAACGGAAAGACAGACGCATCTTTAGTTGCTGGCTTCTTAGGGTGTCTTGTTGCTATGGGAGGCATAATGATAGCAGGTACTATAGGTCTTATAGTTGTTAATTCAGATTTGAAAACAGCAGAGTCGGCACCAATTCTTGACTTTTGTAAAGACCTTGTGAGTAGCTGTAACCAATTATTTATATTTGCTGCTGGTATTTTAGTGGCTCAAAGGTTAAGTAAGGATAAATCGTTAACGTAAAATCCTTTCCTGCTTAAAAGAAAAAAGAAAGGAAACAAAACGTGTAACCACTTTAAACAAAGGAAAGAATAAAGAAAAAGTCCCCTATAAAAACAAAGCAGTCCCCCTCGTGCGGATGATCAGACACAAGGAATTGACCTGTTCCAATATTATTTCTAATAAAGTTTAGCTTTTGTTTAGAGGCTATTAAAGCAAAGCGCCCTAACACTTGGGGTATTAGAGCGATTGCTAAGAACAGGATTCGAGACCTGTTAATTTCTTTTGATACCCCAAGTATCGATACTCAAAGATAATACTTATATTTAATAAAACAAATAACCATGAAACAATACGCCCTTTATATTCTTTTTTTTATCCTTGGATTCGTTGCGTGCAATTTAACTACGTGCGAAAATGAGCCAGTTACTGTTGACAACACTAAACTAGCAGAAACGTACACCGCGTTAACCCATGCTAACAAAGAAAAAGAGTTTTATAAAAAACAAGCAGAATCAAAGGATAAGTCCTATAAAGAGCTTGATAAAAAGAAAAGCAAAATAGTCTACCGAACTAAATTTGATACATTAGCCACTATTGACACCGTTGTCGTAGAGCTTATTAAATGCGACTCTGTTGCCAAGATAAGCGATATTATAATAGATAATCGCAATGAGAAAATTCAATCCCTTGTTAACGCTCTAAATGCGTGCGACACGGTTCAAATTATTCAAAGCGAGATAATAGAATCCAAAGACAAAGACCTAAAAGCAACTAAAAAAGCATTAAGTAAAGAGAAACGCAAGCTATTTTTTACTCGTGTGGGTGTGGTGGCTGGTGGAGTGGCTTTAATTTTAGTGCTGGCTTTGTAAAATAAAAACGCTTAAATTTAACAGAATAACGTGATTTATAAAGAATTTCGATATTATTGTGCAAATTTATTAAACAAAGCTTGTTTAATAAAAAGCAATAAGCTATATTTGTATATGAAAAATAAGATAATAAACGGCTGCTATGCCGTACTAATAATTACAGGTGCTACGCTTATATATTTTAATTTACTCGCTTGGCTTATAGCGGTAATAGTTGTGTGGTCTGCTTTAGCTATTGTCGTTAATGCATAACGTATCGGGTATTGGCGAAGAAGCCGTATCCGAAAGCTCAATAGAATTACAAATTTTTAAATTAAAGATAAAATGTCAAACGAAGACCAAAACGGCTTTTTTGCCAATACCTTGTTAGCTGCTGTGCCTATCGTGTCCACTCATTTGGAAGATAAATACGGCTTTGAATGTAANGTTGATTATGATAAAGACTTTGCAACAGATGAATATTATAGTCTGAAAATTGCCACATACAAAAAGAAAATTGTAGGCAANCTTGAAATTCATATTACTGATAGTTTCAAATTTGTTGAAGCNCCNGATACNTANAANTATNNAAGCACAACAGTNGAGATAGTTCAAGGNACAGAATTTCAAGAAATCAAGATTGATAAAATGTGGAAATTACTAATGTTGATTGATATGTTGCAGGGTGTCCAACGGCATAGCAGCTAACGTTTTGCAGGTATATTTAGTGCCGAATTTAAAAACGAAAAATATGAATTTTATACAAAAGTTATTTAAAAGCAGAAAGGTTAATGAACCGATGAACTCGGCATTGAATATACCTGTTGTTATACCTCGTTTATCTTCTGAATGGGTAAGGTTTGAGGATGAAAAACCACCACACGAAGTAGTATTAGCTGCTTGCGATACTTATGATTGTGGATGGACTATGGATACTGTTTGGTGGTATGAAGATAAGCAATGTTGGATGGCTACGGGTGCAGTTGAAAGCACGGAAGCACATTTACCATACACATATTGGCGTAAATTACCACCATTTCCAAATGAGGTATAACGGACGAGTGTATGAGTAGTGGCACATACGCCTAACTTTTGAATTATGCCACAAACTTTAACGTGCCATTACTTATACACATTGTTGTGTGTAGTAGCGGTTTAAATAACGAAATTATGATGATTAACGGAAAATTTACCAATGGTGGGCAAATCCCCGCTCACGGAAATGAGAAAACAAATGAGCAACTTGTTAGCGAGCTTTCTCAAAAAAACAGAAACCTTCGTAGAGCCTTAAATAAACTAATTGAACTATGTGATAATACTAAACAACAAAATGCGAGCGAGGTATGGATGCAAAGAATTGGATTTGCTAAACAGATGCTTGACGAAAATTAAGCTATTACACACAACGTTCCGAGTATTGCCGCAGTAGCGGATTTGGAAGACAAAAGTTTAATTAACCACTAAAAATAAATAAGATGCAGAATGATGAATTAACCAGCGCAGCCGCTATTGTCGGCAATACTATGTTAGCTGCTGGCGGACATTTGAAAGGTAAAGTAAATAAGGAAGCACAAAGTAAGTTGCACATTGATAACGAATACTTAGACATATACTATGAAGGTAGATTTATGTTTGGATTAAGTATCACAAACGATATTCCGGACAATGTGCAACGGGAATTATCGGAAGCTGTTTTTAAGTTGGTGAAAGCCGCTTGCAGCTAACGGTTCTCGGCTTGTAGTAGTGGCAAATTTCGTAACCGTAAATTTTCGGCTACTACTGAATTTCTTGCGAAAGATAAACGTGATTTTACCACATATTTTGCCATTACTACAAACCGATGTTAGGAGCAGGCTTTTTATTTACTAATAAATTTGAAATGAAAAACATACACATAAACAACGATGATAATTACGCAACTCCTCCAAAATTATACGAGGAATTGAACAAACGATTTAATTTCGATTTTGATCCTTGTCCTTACAATGAAAAGGAAATTGTAAATGATGGATTAAAAATTGAATGGGGAAACTCAAATTTTGTAAATCCGCCTTATAGCCAAAAACTAAAAGAGGAATTTGTAAAACGAGGAGTTGAAGAAATGAAAAAAGGAAAAGTTTGTGTTTTCCTAATTCCTGTATCTACGAGTACAAAATTATTTCACGAATGGGTCAAACCAAATGCAACTGAAATTGATTTTTTAAAAGGTAGAATAAAATTTGGTAAGCTAGATAAAGATGGAAATTTCTATATACCATTAAACAAAAAAGGAAAAGAGCAAAGCGGTACTAAAGATAGTATGATTGTCGTTTTTGACGGTCGCTCGTAAGCTTGCTCCTAACAAGTATATATACGCCATAAAAATAAACGCCACTGTAAAACACAATTAAAAAAAACGAAAATGAATAAAAAAGAATTTGGGGAATTGATTAGAGCGCAGCGACAATTATCAGGGCTGTCTATTGTAGAACTGGCTTCTGCTTTAAAAATACACAAGCAAGACCTTTATGCTATCGAATACGGTGTACGTAATGTAGCTAATCCTAAAAGAGAAAGAATGCTTGCTTTTTTTGGCATTGAATATAAGGTAGTTACTACCGTTTCAAAGAAAGTAGAGAAATAAATTAAACAAAGTTTGTTTAGTTGCGTAAACATTACTACATTTGATTATCAAAAGGAAAGCTATTATGTACAGACCAGAATGCGACAAAGATTTTAGCAGAATGCATGAACTTGAAAACATTCGAGTATCGGATTCTCAAAACACCGACCCTGAAATTAAGGCTATAATAATGAAGCCTAGGTGTGAATTTGATGCTTTTATTGAAAAAGAGAATAAGCGTATAAATTTTGAAATTGAGTATTTTAAACAGACAGGCAAAAGTTTAACACGTAATTCTAACAGATAATGAAAGATTATTTAAAAAACTACCCTGAAACTTCAAAGGTTAAGGCTATAAAAGATAAGATTTTGAATGATGTTTTTTGGACTGGCAACCATAAAGAGGACAACGAGCAAACATTGAACAAGCTAGTACATGCTGCTGTGATGGATTATATAGATGGGAAAATTGATTTAACAATAGATAAAAATGAAAGACAAACTAAGTAAGCTCTTAGATAAGCTATACGACAACGAATAAGTATTGCAAAAGTGGCTTAACCAAACGGACGAATCCGATGCAATGACCGCTTTAAAAGCAAAAAACATCGAGGGTTTAACTGCTAAAATAGCAGAAAATAAAAGAGATATTGAAAATTTAAAACTAGAATTATGAGAATCTTATACAGAGAAAATAATATGCTTTATTTTAATTTCAAGATAAAATTTACTCACAAAGGTAAAAAGTTAACGGCTTTTACTGGTTCAATTAGTCAAATCGCAAAGCTTAATTTAAATTAGTAACCACTTAAACAATTTATAAAATGAAAAGATTAGGAATAGTATTAGGATTTGTAGCAGTAGCAGTATTGCCAGTAATAGGATGGGTAAAATGCTTAATACACTTATGCCAATGCGATTTTTCGCCAATTGGTAAAGCAGAAATTATTTATGGAATCGGAACATTTACTCCAGTAGGAGCAATACTTGGGTGGTTCGACTTTGGAATTTAAACATCCTCTTACAGAAGGTTAGAGGAAGCTGCACCTAAATTTACTTACCGTACCAATATTAGTAGACACTAATGGTAAGGGTGCAGATTTGAAACATCAATCTAGTAGTTCTAAAGACTACAACTACCGAAAAAAAACTGATCCCCTGTATACAGGCTTTGAAAGTATTTAGGTTCCGTAGTTAGATTTGATAGCATTGGTAGTGAACCCAAAGAAAGTCAGCCTTAAAGGTTACTGTAGACCTCTATTTATCCGAAATAGAATTAGGTAGATAACTGACGAAGCTGTATGCTAGTAGCTACCAATGTAAAAACCAATGATTGATTAAGGTAAATATCTCAGCCTATAAGAAGTGAGAGACAAGTATATGAATAACGATAAACCCAAAGAATAAAATGGAAAATATGACAAATATCACAAAAGCAATTATAGCCACAATGGAAGACATTGAAGGTGTTGAGAAAGGGTTAACTGTTGGAGAAGGTAAAAACGCATACAAAGGCGTAAGTGATTACGACGTAAAGAAATTGGTTCGTAAGGCTATGATGAAAAACGGCTTAATTATTTACCCTATTGAAAATAAAACAGAGCTTAATATTAGGGTTTATGATGAGGGTTGGAACGGAGCTACAAAGCAAAAGCAAAGCGTATTTGTAAGCGTAGACACCAAATACAAAGTGCAGCACGTAAGCGGAGAAAGCATCGAGATAAGCGGATCTGGGCACGGAGTAGACTCTCAAGACAAAGCAATAGGCAAAGCAACTACATACGCTCTTAAATATGCTCTATTGTACTTGTTCCTTATCCCGACCGGAGCAATTGACGACACCGACAACCAACACAGTGAAAGCTTACCCATCCAAACCGCTCCTATACTTACTTTAGAAATGGCTTTAAAAGAAGTAAAAGAGGCTAAAGACTTAAAACAACTGCAATCGTGTTGGTTAAAATACAATGCTTATCAAAAAGTGCCAGCATTTATGGAAGCTAAAGAAGAAATGAAAGGGAAGTTAAAATGAGAAAAATACTAGCCTCAGCGATACTAAGCAGCTACCGACCACTTGCGGACAAGTCTTTCAATTTGTCTTTGAACATTCCTGAGCCGTCCGAATTTCAAAGAAACTTATTGCATTCATTGCACCAACAAGCTGTATTTATTCTAATAAAAGAAGGTGAAATTGAACAGAATGAAGTAGCACAATTTGAAGAGTTGGAGCCTGAGCTGTTCAAAAAGAAAAGCCAAAGCAAAAGGATTCACGACGTATATTTTATCCTATGGAAACAAGACGACGAAGGATTTACAGAGTTTAAGGATTACTATAAATTTCAAACAGAGAAAATAATCACACATCTAAAAAGTAAAATAGTTTAA